TATCAGGAAAAAATGTTTGGAGCTTTTAATGAGCATCGGTTTAACATTGTACTGGCTTGCAGACAATCGGGAAAATCAATATCGGCATGCGCGTACCTCTTGTGGTTTGCACTCTTTCATTCGGAAAAAACAATTGCGGTTCTTGCGAACAAAGGGGCAACTGCTCGGGAAATGTTATCTCGCATCACGCTTATGCTGGAAAACATTCCGTTCTTTTTACAACCAGGATGCAAGGCGCTTAATAAAGGCTCGATTGAATTCTCAAATAACAGCAGAATTTTGGCAGCGGCTACGTCTGGGTCTTCTATTCGTGGTCTTTCTGTTAGTCTCCTCTATCTTGACGAGTTTGCCTTTGTAGAACGAGCAGCAGAATTTTATACATCAACATATCCGGTTATTTCATCAGGTACACAAACCAAAGTAATTGTTACTTCTACCGCTAATGGTATTGGTAATCAATTTCATAAGATATGGGAAGGTGCAGTACAGGGCGTAAATGAGTTTAAATCATTTCGTGTCGATTGGTGGGATGTACCTGGTCGTGATGATGATTGGAAGAAGCAAACAATTGCAAATACCAGTCAATTGCAATTTGACCAGGAATTTGGTAACACATTCTTTGGAACTGGTGATACACTTATTAACGCAGAAACCTTATTAGGTTTTCGAGCACAGCCGTATATCGAAACATTTGAAAATGGTGATCTCAAAGTATATAAAAAGCCTGTCGAAAAACATGACTATATTATGACCGTAGATGTTGGGAAGGGAAGAGGACAGGACTATTCAACTTTTACTTTAATCGATATTAGCGTTCGCCCATTTGCACAGGTGGCTGTTTATCGGAACAACACTATCTCTCCTTTACTCTTCCCTAATATTATATATAAGTACGCAAAATCCTACAACAATGCTTATGTTGTAATAGAATCAAATGATCAAGGAACTGTAGTATGTAATGGTTTATATCATGACCTCGAATATGAGAATGTACACGTTGAATCCGCAGTCAGAGCAAATGCTATCGGTATTGAAATAACAAGAAAGACTAAAAGACTCGGCTGTTCGGCAATTAAAGACATTCTAGAAAATAATAAGTTAAAAATTATAGATGATGATACTATATTAGAAATTTCTACATTTGAAGCAAGAGGTCAGTCATATGAAGCATCGGATGGTAATCACGATGATCTTATGATGAATCTTGTTATGTTCGGTTATTTTGTTTCAACTCAATATTTTTCAGATATGACAGATATTAATCTTAAAGAAATGTTATTTAAGAATAAGATGAAACAAATTGAAGATGATATAGTACCATTCGGATTTATTGATGATGGTACTGAACATATGGAAGTACTTGAAGGCGGTGAAAAAGATAATTGGCAAATTAAAGACTTTGATCCTGATCTTGCCGGTCATGATGGTGTATTTGACAGAGATTTCTAATATTATAAATAATAGCAAATATTGAAAACAACCGTATTATGTTAACATATCATTAAAAAGGAAGATCCAAATGGCATTAGGTACACCGTCAGAAAGTCCTGCGGTTGTTGTCAAAGAAATAGACCTGACGGGAGGTGTTCCAAACGTTCAGTCTACAACCGGCGCAATTGTAGGTAATTTTCGCTGGGGTCCTGTTGAGCAAAGAGTAAGAGTCGATAATGAAGCGACTCTTGTAGATACCTTTGCAACACCAGACTCAGCTTCGACTGTTGACTTCCATTCTGCGCAGTATTTCTTGAGATACTCAAGTTCACTGCAAGTAGTTCGCGAAGCAACAAGTGCAGCCAAGAATGCTCGTTCACCAAGAGGTCAACTCGGTACAGATAGTGATGGTTCACTACCTACTGAGTTTATCAAGAACGACGCTGATTGGGATGCACAGCAATCCGCATTAGATTCAGATTCACACACAATTATTGCGAAATATCCAGGTGCGCTGGGTAATTCAATTCAAGTCTCAATTTGTCCATCAGATAATACTGCATTCTCAGGCTGGTCATATGCTTCAAACTTTGACAAAGCTCCTGATACATCAGACTATGCATCAGATCGTAATGCAGCAGATGATGAAATTCATATTGCAGTTATCGACCAAGATGGTAAATTTACAGGTACAAAGGGTACTGTACTTGAAACATTCCCATTCTTATCTGTAGCATCAGATGCAAAGAATGTCGATGGAACTACAAACTATGCATTGGACGTAATTAACGAACGTTCAGAGTATATTTGGATGGTTGCATGGGATTCAGATTATAGCACTGCTGGTGCAGGTACAGAAGTAGATAGCGGTGATGATTTCTCATTGGGATCTGCCGCAGTCATTAATCATAGCCTCACAAAGGGAGATAACTCAGGAGCACTTGGTACTTCTGAATTCCTAAGCGGCTTTGATCTCTTTGAAGATAAAGATCAGGTAGAAGTCGATTTCTTGATTTCTCCAAGCATGAACGCAACAACTGACCAAGTCACTATTGTAAATGATCTTGTCTCAACTGCACAATCACTTCGCAAGGATTGTATCGTATGTGCTTCTCCAGCAAGAGATGACGTAGTCAACTTAACAAGTGCTGCAGATATTACAAATAACATTGTAACTACTGCAGATCAGTTTACTAACTCATCATACCTTGTTGCAGATAATAACTTCTTGAAAGTTTACGACAAGTACAACGATGGTTATATTCACATTCCGGCAGCTTCATCAACTGCAGGTATTTGTGCATTCACAGATCTTAACCGCGCACCATGGTTCTCACCAGCCGGTTCAAGACGTGGTCAATATTTGGGTATTACTGGATTGGCATATACACCAAATAAATCACAGCGTGATACACTTTACAAAGTTGATGTCAACCCTGTTGCTAATATCCCTGGACAAGGTACACTTCTCTATGGTGACAAGACAATGCTTGGACGTCCTTCAGCATTCGATCGTGTCAACGTACGTCGTTTGTTCCTTATCCTCGAAAGAGCAATTGGTAGAGCAGCTCAACAAGTATTGTTCGAATTCAATGACGAGTTTACTCGTGCCGAATTTGTCAATATCGTAGAGCCTGTCCTACGTGAGGTACAAGGTAGACGTGGAATTACAGACTTCCGTGTAGTCTGTGATGAAACAAACAACACTCCTGCAATTGTCGATCGCAATGAGTTCATCGCAAACATCTTCATCAAGCCAGCACGTTCAATCAACTACGTAACACTTAACTTCGTAGCTGTAAGAACTGGTGTTGACTTCGAAGAAGTTGTAGGCACAGTTTAAGGAGGTAGGATAAAATGGCTGTTCTCGGAGTAGACGATTTTAAGTCAAAACTGAGAGGTGGCGGTGCACGTCCCAACCTCTTTAAGGTAACAATTAACTTTCCTGGTTTCGCCAACGGCGATGCAGAACTTACATCATTCTTGGTGGAAGCTGCTGCATTACCAGGATCAACCTTCGGTATCATTCCGGTTTATTTTAGAGGAAGAATTCTAAAAATGGCTGGTGATAGAACATTTGCTGAATGGTCAACGACCATCATCAACGATACCGATTTTGCAGTCCGCGATGCTATTGAGCGTTGGATGAACGGTATTAATGCACACTCTGCAAATACTGGTCTAACAACACCGATTGCATACGAAGCAGATCTTAAGGTTGATCAGCTTGATCGTAACGGAGACGTTTTGAAGAGTTACACCTTCCGTGGTGCATATCCTCAAGACTTGTCAGAAATTGCGTTATCATATGCTGATAATGATAATATTGAAAGATTCACATGTACTTGGGCATACCAGTACTTTGAGTCAAACACTACAGACTAAATAAATAGTAGTAGGAGCCGGGTCTTCTCGGCTCCTCTCTCTAGTTTAAGGATTTAATATGGCAGAACAACCAGCAGGACAAGATGGCATTAAATTATTTGGCTTTGAAATTAAACGCGCCAAAAAGAAGGAAGAAGATAAAGCTCCTTCAATAGTTCCGCCACGAGATGACGAAGGTGGTAGTTATGCAACCGCATCCGGTTCCCACTATGGTCAATATCTCAATCTTGGTGATGATGATTCAAAGGACAACTATCAACTCATTATGAAGTATCGTGGTAATGCGATGCATCCTGAAGTTGATATGGCTATTGAAGATATCGTAAATGAATCAATTACAGGATCTGAATTAGAACAAACTCTTGATATTAACATGGAAGATGTTGAAGCTCCTGATAGAATTAAGAAAGTAATTAAAGAAGAATTCGATAATATTTATGGTATGCTTAACTTTAAAGAGCTAGGTCATGACATTTTTCGCCGTTGGTATGTCGATGGTCGTATGTATCATCACTTAGTGCTTAATGAAGCAAATCCAAAAGAAGGCATTGTTGAAGTTAGACCTATTGATGCTGCTAAAATGCGCAAGGTTAAAAAGGTTAAGAAGAAAAAAGATCCTAGTACCGGTGCAGATATTATTGAAAAGACTGAAGAGTTCTTTATTTTTCAAGAAAAACCTGGTTCTTCTACAAACGGCGTAAAGATGACTCCTGATTCGGTGAGTTATGTAACATCGGGTTTGTTATCTGAAGATCGTAAAAAGATTATTTCATTCTTACATAAAGCATTGAAGCCTATTAATCAGCTTCGTATGATGGAAGATGCACTTGTTATCTATCGTTTGGCTCGTGCGCCTGAGCGTCGTATTTTCTATATTGATGTCGGCAACTTACCACGCGGTAAGTCAGAACAATATATGAAAGACATTATGGCTAAGTATCGTAACAAGCTTGTGTATGATGCAAAGACTGGTGAGATACGAGATGATCGTAAACACATGTCTATGCTCGAAGATTTTTGGTTACCAAGACGTGAAGGCGGTAGAGGTACCGAAATCTCTACACTTCCAGGTGGTGAAAATTTAGGACAAATTGAAGACATTGTTTATTTTCAAAAGAAAGTATATAAGTCATTAAACGTACCTATCAATCGATTAGAACAAGAATCACAATTCTCTCTCGGTAGATCTACTGAAGTCAATCGTGATGAGTTAAAGTTCCAGAAGTTTATTGACAGACTTCGTATGAGATTTGCACATCTTTTCTATGGTATTCTGAAAAAACAACTTATCCTTAAAGGTATTTGTACAGAAGAAGATTGGGAAAGCTGGAAGAATGATATTACGGTAGACTTTGTAAAAGACAACCACTTTACAGAGTTACGTGATATTGAAGTACTTCGTGAAAGAGTACAAACACTTGATATGGTTCAAAACTATGTAGGTGATTATTATTCTAAAGAATGGGTACAAAAGAATGTACTCATGCTTTCTGATGAAGATATTGAAAAAATGAAAAAAGAAATGGATGGTGAAACTGAGGAAGAACCCGAAGAAGAGCCACAAGAAGTACCACAGCAGGAAGAACCTCCTACTGATGGTGGACAAAAACATAGTATTGATATTAATGTAAAAGGAAATAACTGATGAGTGAAGCAGAAGCACAAGTAATGGCACCAGAACCTGAAACAGATGAGTTGCCACCACCGCATATCCAAGATATGATTCAGCATGCCATGGAAAATGAATTTACAAAAGCTAATAACATCTTTGATGATCTAATGACAGTAAAATTAAATGATGTGTTAGATCAAGAACAAATTCGTATGGCAGATCAAATCTATAACGGAGTTGAAGATGAAGAAGAGATCGATCCTGATGACGAACAACTCGAATTTGACCTTGAAGGAGAAGGCGAGCTTGAATCGGAGGAACAGGATGATGAGGAAGATGACGAAGTCGAAGATAACATCGACGAGGATGATGATGACGAAGGACTCGAATTAGAAGACGAAGAAGAAGAAAATTCTTCTGAGTAAAAAGTAATAAAAGTATAAATAACATAGTGAAATGAAAACTTTTACAAAACTAAGAGAACTTACCGGTAGAAAACCTGAAGGCCAATTAGTGGTCAATAAAAAATTAGGTAGAATACAGGTAATGGTCTATAAAGAACAAAATGGGTTTGTCGCCTATATTGATGGTGACAGACTTGATCGTTATAGATCAAAACGAGAAGCAGAAAAAGCTGCTACAGAATTTATAAAGGTAATTAAAAAATGAAGCTGATTGCTGAATATGTCGATGAACAATTAGAAGTAGTCACAGAAGCTACAAAAGATGGCGGTAAAAAATACGCTATTGAAGGCGTATTCATGTCAGCCGAACAAAAGAATAGAAATGGTCGGATATATCCGAAAGCCGTTATGGAAGGCGCAGTTAACAAATATGTTGGTGACCAAGTATCCAAAGGGCGGGCTGTAGGTGAACTAAATCACCCAGAAGGGCCGACTGTTAATCTAGATAAAGTTTCTCACAAGATCGAATCCCTTGATTGGAAAGGTAATGATGTTGTGGGTAAGGCGACTATTTTGGAAACTCCTATGGGACAGATT